GGCTAAATAACTTTGTTGAAATCTTTCTTTTTCTACTTTCCAATTTTCTTGTTGTGCAACTCTATAAAGTGTTGATTTTGCTACGTTGAATCTTTTATGTAATTGATCTAATGTGAATGTTTTCCTTTTTCCATCTTCTTCATCTAAGCCTTGCACATATAAGTTACGGATTTCTATTTTTATATCATGTGTAAGTTTATTATTAGATTTATTTTTACTCATAAATTCTCAAATTTTCTCAGAACTATAATCCAAATAATTCCAAATTGGAAATAAAAAAACTAGACACTAGAGATATTTAATCGTTGAAATTGACTTTATTCCAGTCTGTAACATTATTTTTCTTAAAAGGTAAAAACCTATGTTCATTAAAATTATATTGAAAACTTGCTTCACCTATTTTGCCATATAAGTCTTGTTCCCTTATCTTCCTTGTAATTACATTGGTTGTACTTGTGTCAAAGTCTCTATGTACTGTTAAAACTGCGTCAGCCATATTATGCCAATGAGCCGCACCACTTATATCATAAGCTGAAGGTGCTCCATAGTTACCATCTGTTCCTTTTTGTAGCTTTGTGGGGTGTGCAACTATCCATGTAACAATTTCATATATACGACTAAATCTTTTACATAATGATATAAAGTCTCTTATATGTTCATCTTCTCTTACATTACCTGTCCTTTTTGCGCTAACTTCATTAAATGGGTCTATAACTAAGCCATTTATACCATGTTTGAAAATGCTACTTTTTGTTATTGATAATATGTGATCAATACTTGGTACATGGTCTTTTGTTTCTATAAAGAAAAAATGATTATGAACAAATTGTATTGCTTTATCTAATTCTTCACTTGTCATTCTGTTATTAAAACCTTCATCAAAACTCTTTCTTATATACATTTGTGCCATTCTTCTGATATGAAACTTTGTGCTATGTTCTGGAGAAAATATTGCAAATTTCCATCCATGATTTTCTGCAATTGTTATTAAGATTTGATCTAAAAATAAAGATTTTCCATGATTCGGTATGCCTGTTATTGTATGAAATGTTCCAGTCATAATTTTATATATATCATCTAATCCATCTATACCTATTTGTATAGGCTTTTCATAATTGCCATTATATAAATCATGAATTTCTCCATAATAATCATTTGCTGAATATAATCCATCAACAGGATATGGCTCTGCATTATCTAGAATTTCTTTTAACTTATTTTCTCCATGCTTCATAAGAACATCATTAGCATCCTTACAATCATTAGGTAAACGAACAAACCAAGATATATCTTTGCCAAATCTATGTAAAAGTTCCTTATGTAAGGCTTTTCCTGCGCTATCTGTATCTGTGAATATAATTATCTTTGTAGCTTGTAAAGGGCAATTTTGTAATGCCTTAAACCTTGCATCATTTTCATTAAATTTTGCTTCCTTAGGTGCTCCATTTGGTAAAGTTGTTGCATCATAACCAACCATTTCACAAGATAATACATCCATTTCACCCTCTACAAATACTATAGATTTTTTGTTATGAATATTGTTGTAATTATAAAGTATTTGCTTTGCGCCTTTAGTTTGTTTAAACCCTTTATCTGCGGTTCTATATTTAATATTTTCCAGTTCATTATTTTCATTGAAATATTGAAAACCAAACCATCCTTTTTCATCAAATATTTTATATTTATCAATTACTGTTTTAGAAATGCCTCGGTTTTTAAAAAAAACATACATTTTGTCTGAACTATTTTCTATTGGCTTTATTGGTTTTGTATAAGTTTTTTTAGGTAAAGAAAATGGAGTTATACCTTTTTCAAAATAACTACCTCTCCACTCACAATGATGACAAAACCAGACTGTGCCTTCAGAGTTTATTGTTACAGTAAGTGGATTGTCTCTAGGGTTATGTGGTGGTTGACACTCTGGACATTTGATTTTTTGTGACCCATGATCTTGTGTTTTTAATCTTATTCCATATTCCTCTGGTCTTTTATTCATTACTTACTCCTTTTTTACAATCTTTTATTAATTTTTTTACATCATAAAAAAACTCAGGCGGTCTTTCTCTTTCAAGTTGTAATTCATCTAAAGTTTTACGAAAAGCTCTTATCATGTGTATTAAATCCATTTCTAAAATGTCTATAAATTCGTTTTTTGAATCTGAAAAATAAATGTAATCAGTTACTTCTTCATTATTCATATCATATGGAATTTTCCTATCTTCAATTATGGATTGTAATGCTATTAATTTTTTTACTTTCATTTTTACCCCGCTAAATTATTAATTTTTGATTCTTTAATACCTATAATCCAACCAGTTTCATCTGTTTCAAAATAATCTAACCATCTTTCTCCATTAAGCCATGAACTAGCATGAGGTATATATTTTTCTTCCGTGTTTTTACTTTGTAATGCAAATTGTTCTGCACCATAAATTATTTTTTTATAATGTTTTTCATCATATTTATTAAATACTTTGGCTGCATTTTTTTTGTTTATTTTTCTTGGATATATTTTCCAAAATATCTGAAAGGATTCACTATATATATTTTTTGTATTTGTTTTAGTATTGATAGTTTCTTGAGACCCTAGGTTAGGTTGATCTAAGACCCTAGGTTGTTTAAGACCCCCCCCTATATGTAAATGATATCTGTTACTAGTATTACCACCATTTGTTAAGTATCTGTGTTCTATAGATAATAAACCCAAAGTTTCAAATTTTTTAATTGCCTTTTGAACACCTTTAGACGTTTTTAAACCTATTTTTTCAGCTATATGGTTATATGAAGGATAACAACTTCCTTTTTCATCTGCATAATTAGCTAAAATTACTAGAATAAATTTTTCTGTAGGTTTTAAGCCATTTACATTAAGAGCCTTATTTAAATGTTCTATACTCATTTTGTCACCTCCCTATAAGTATAAACCCAAATCGGATTATTAATATATCATAATTTCATAATAATCATTACCTAAATTCAAAACTTGCTGTTAATCTGTTAAAAGATGATGTACTTTTCATAAGTTGTATATCTTTTCTAACATTAATCTTGGTACTTGGTGTTGAAACTCTTGAAGGTTTTCGTGTCATAATCCAGTTTTTTGATTTTTGTAAACCATGTATAAAACTAGGAGAAGAAGTTACTAAACGCATCCTAAAACCATCTTTTCTATAATCTTTTGCAATTTCTGACATAAATTTACCACCTAAACCAATGCCTTGATAATCAGGTTTAACTACTATCCTATGAATCCTTTTAAAATTTTTAGCTTTTGGGTGAGGAAAATGTATAACAGAACACCAAGCAACATCTTCATCACCTATTTGTGCAATGTATTTATGGGCTGAAACATTATGACTAGAACTTAGATAGTGAAACTCTTTAAATGTTTTCCATTCAGATTGCTCTGCTTTTCTAATTTTGACTTCAATTTTAGGTCGCCGAAGATACCCCCTATAGAACTCTTTTTTATTGGCATCATATATCCAATCTGGTTCTAACCATTCTTCTATATCGTAATGACAGGAAACTGCTATAAATTTTTTATTTTCTTTCCTTATAAATTTTTGTATTGCGGCTGAACCAATTTTTGCTACTTGTCTATCTACTACTGATAGACAAGTAGCAAAAATTGGTTCTTGTCTATCTACTACTGATGTAAATTCGTCATAAATAACAGGCTCGTCAGTTTCTAATATTAATCTAGCTAATTCAGCTCTCATTTTTTGACCATTTGATAAAATATTAAAAGGTTTAAGCCAATCAGGTGGAGATGCAAAACCAACTTTGCTTAGTGCTTCAGTTATTTCTCTCGGTGATAAATTTGCATTAAAGTCATCAATTATTGTTTTATTACTCCATTCAAAACCATCAAATAATCTGAAATCTGAAAAAACTTTTTTTGCTATTGTTGTTTTACCTGAACCTGAAGAACCTACAATTAAACCTACATTCCAATCTAATTCTTCAATAGGAATTTCAACATCAAACTCTTTTTCAACTATGCTTGCATCATAATCAAATATACCTTTTACTTTTTCTACCCTAAAACTACTAGGTATTTTATTGCTTACTATAAACTTTGAACTTGGCATTTATATCCTTTTTCTAATAATTCGTTATAAACCTTTTCTTGGTGTTGTTCATTTTCACAATTTACAACAATGTTATATATTTCTTTATATTCTTGTTCTTCTAGTTCAGGGTCAATTAACTCTAAATTATCCAAAATATTAGATAATTCTTGATCATCAAAACCTAAAATTTCTAGATCAAATTCATTTCCTAAAGATAATACTTCCTCTTTTAATATTTCGTAATCCCACCCTGCATTTAAAGCTAATTTATTATCAGCAATAATATAAGCCTTTTTCTGTAAATCAGTAAGATCATGTAAAGTTATAGTTGGTACAGATTCCATATCTAACAACTTTGATGCTTCTAATCTGCCATGACCTGCTATAACCATCCTATTTTCATCTATTAAAATTGGGTTAGTAAAACCAAATTCACTTATAGACTCAGCAATTTGTTTAATTTGTTCTTTATCATGCGTTCTTGAGTTATTAACGTATGGGTTTAGATTTTTAATATTTATAAATTCAACTTTCATTTTTCTATATTATAAAATGAATTTGCATCAACTTTTTTATTTGTAATTCTATAGATAAGTTGCATATCTTCGTAACGTGGGATCCTGATCCCTAAAATCCATTTTGACATTGTACTTTGAGGAACTCTTTTACCACTTTCTATGTAAATTATTTTCAATAATTCGGCTTGATTAATTTTTTTATATTTTAAGTAGTCTTTTAATAACATATTTTTTTCTTTACTTATGCCATTTAGGATTATAAAATTGTAGACGGCTTTAAGTCAAATCATAAATTGGAGAAAATAAAATGAATAGTAATAATCCTTTTGATGTTCACGGTATAGAGCATCTATCGCCTTCTTCTATAAATACATTCCTAGATGATAAAGCCATGTGGATAATGCGTTATCTTTTTGGCTATAAAAATGGTGGCGGACCTGCCATGTGGAGAGGAAGTGCCATAGATGGTGGTGTAGGCGCATACTTTGGATTTGAAAGTAAACCATATAGCAAAAAAGAATGCGAAGAACTTGTTACAAAGTACTATCATACAGACAGAAAATTATGTCAGATTGAATATCCTGAACAGGTTATTGACATGAAAAAGTATATTACAGAAGAGGAAAGGCTCAGTAAATACTTTGATACCGCAATAAATTTTTATGAAGAACTCGGTCAACCAATAGACTATCAGAAAAGAATAGAACTACAGTTGCCTGATCTACCTGTGCCTATTATTGGGTTTATAGATTTAATGTACGAAAATACTATACGAGATATAAAGACAACTGCGAGAACTCCTTCTAAGGTATTAGAAGGTCACGCAAGACAAGTTTCTGTTTATGGTAAAG